ACAACGTTGCTCGTCGGCTAAACTAGCGCCGCGACGCGCGCAGGGCGGCCACTGACCGACCATCCCGTCGATTCCCATCCGGGAGGGGCGCGCGTGTGAGCGACATCGAGTACGGGCCGCGATTCAAGGTCACCGAGTTCAAGTCGAGTGACGCCGGTGCCGAGGTCGCAGGCTACGTGTCGACCTACGGCAACGTCGACCACGGCGGCGACGTCGTCATGCGCGGCGCGTTCGACGCGACGCTGGCTGCAAAGACGCCCGTGCGCTTCCTGTGGGCCCACGACACGCACGAGGTCATCGGGTTGCCGATTGAGCTCAAGAGCGATGACAAAGGCCTCTTCGGCCGCTTCAAGATCAGCCAGACCCAGCGCGGTCGCGACGTCCACACGCTGCTCAAGGACGGCGCCCTCGACAGTTTCTCCATCGGCTACATCCCCACCGACGTCGAGTGGGACGACGCGGACACACGCCTGCTGAAGTCGGTCGACCTCCTCGAGTGCAGTGTGGTCGCCATGCCGATGAACGAACGCGCCACCGTCACGGCCGTTAAGTCAGAGGACGCCGTCGCAGAGGACAAAGCGACCTGGTCGGGCAGCTACGTCAACGACCTGCCCGACAGTGCGTTCGCCGTCGTACTGCCCGGCGGCAGCAAGGACAAGTCCGGCAAGACGGTGCCGCGCAGCCTGAGAAAACTGCCGCACCACGATTCGGACGGCAAGGTCGACGCCCCGCACCTCCGCAACGCCCTGTCCCGCGAGCCGCAGTCGGATATGCCCGACGACGCCCACTCGCGTGCTCGCGGCCACCTGAATCGCCACGCCAAAAACGAGGGCATCGGCACCGGCGCGAAAGTGTCGGAACCGGACGCAAAACTGTCGGAATGGTTGGGCGAGCTCGACCAGGACTGTCCCTTCGAAGATCTGCTCGCCCAGGTGGGCGGCTACGCGACTATCGCCGCGGAGGCAGCGGAAGCGCTCCAGGCACGACGGGTGGACGAGGAGCGGAAGCTCTCAGGCGCCCACATCGACGCGATCCACGACCTGCTCGACGTGCTGGAAGGCGCGGCCGAACGGCTCGAACAGATCGCCAGTCCGCCCTCACCACCCGATGAGGGCATGAAGACGCGCCTCGAGCTGGCCAACGCGCTGCGCCGAGGTGAGCGCTTCCTTCAACTGGAGACCGCCTGATGCCAACCGCGACCCGAGATGACGAGCTGACCGTCGAAAAGCTGGCGGGCATGAACCTGGCGCAGCTGCGCGCCGAGGCCAAGGTGCGGTACGAACGCGCCGCCGCCATCGAAAAGAAATACCCCGACGGGCCGATCACCAACGCCGACGAAGAGACCGAGGTCAAGGACCTGCTCGGCTCCATCGATCGCATCGAGGATCGGCTCGCGCCACTCGAGGAGCGCGACGAACGCAAGGAGCGCATCTTCTCGAACGTCAAGCGCTACAACGAGCGCGCCGGCCGCGTGCCGCACGCCGTCGAGCGCGAGGGCGAGGTCAAGTCGCCGGGCCAGCAGTTCCTCGAGCACGCCCAGTACAAGGCGCTCAAGGACAGCGGCCTGTTCAACTCGAACGCCACCAACTACCCCATCGACGTCCCGCTCGAGGGATTCTCGACCAAGACGCTGATTTTCGCGGGCAGCGGCGGCAACGGCGGCGCGTTCGTCACGCCGGACTACCAGCCTGGCCTGCGCGTGCCGATCCTGACGCGCGAGTTGACCATCCTGGACCTGATCCCGCGCTCGGGCACCACCAGCGACACGATCAGCTACGTGGCTGAGACGACCTTCACCAACGCCGCGGCGCCGGTACCTCAGGCCACGGCCACGACGGGTACGTCGGGCACCAAGCCTGAGTCGACGTTGATCTACACCCAGCAGCTCGCGCCCGTACGCACCATCGCCCACTGGGTGCCCGTCACGAACCGCATGCTGGCCGACGCGCCGGCGCTGCGCGGCATCATCGACTCGCGCCTCATGGTCGGACTCAACCTGACGCTCGAGTCGCAGATCATCTCGGGCGACGGCACCGGCGAGAACCTGCTCGGTCTGCTGAACGCGCTGGGCATCAACATCCAGGGCCGCGGCACCGACAACCAGCAGGACGCCATCTTCAAGGGCATGACCCAGGTGCGCGTCACGGGTCTGAGCATCCCGTCGGCGATCGCGCTCAACCCGCTCGACTACCAGACCATTCGTCTGGCCCGCGAGAACGCCGCGACCGCGACCTCGGGTGCCGGCTCGTACGTCATGGGTCCGCCCTCCCAGCCAGGCCCGAGCACGCTGTGGGGCTTGCCGATCAGCCAGTCGCTGGGTCTGCCGCAGGGCACCGCGCTGACGGGCGCCTTTGACATGGACTGCATGCTGTTCGACCGCGAGGAGGGCAACATCCGCGTCGGCTACATCGACCAGCAGTTCGTCAGGAACATGCAGTCGGTGCTGGCTGAGCTCCGCGCGGCCTTCGTCTGCTGGCGTGGGGCCGCGTTCAGCAAGATCACCGGGCTCTGAGCGCTCACTCGTTTGACGTTTGAAGCACCCGACCGGGGCCGCACCTTTGAGGCCCCGGACTGGAAACCCAAAGCTCCCACGCGACGGAGGACTCGCAGACGTATGACCACCGCTGAAACGCCGCCCGCACCACCGGCGCCGCCAGCGCCCGACCCGCAACCGAAGCCGCCCACCCCGCCTCCGCCGCCGGCCGAGCCGGAGGACGAGGACCAGCCCGAAGACGAACCGGAGGACGCGCCCGCGGGCCAGTGACGACCACCTACGCGAGCATCGACGAGTTCAAGGCCGCCGTCGGCGTCGACGACACGGTGGATGACGCCAACATCCAGCGCGCCCTCGACGCGGCTGCCGGCTGGATCGAAAATTACTGTGGTCGCGTCTTCACGCCGCAGGACACCTCGCCGAGCCCGCGCATCTTCGATGCCAGCGCGAGCAACACGGGCGCCGGCTTCGGCACGTCCGGACCGCCGTTCTCGTGGTTCTACGGCGGCGCGGCTCGCTCGTCCGGTATGGATCGCCTGAGCGTGCCTGACGTCTACTCGGTCTCGGCCATCGACCTGGACGTCAGCCTCGACGGGTCCTTCACGACCAGCCTCCCGTCCACCAGTTGGATGCTCTACCCGCTGAACATCGGTCAGCCCGGCGTCAATGGCAACTACACGGAGATCCGCCTGCGGCCGAACACGTCGTACGCCTTCTGGCCGGGCTACCAGGTTCGCGTGACCGGGCTTTGGGGCTGGCCCACGGCCGACGCGCCGCCGAGCCCCGTGCGCCAGGCGACCATCCTGCTGGCGAATCGCTACTTTCGTCGGCCGAGCGCGCCCTTCGGCGTGTGGGAAGGCCCGCAACTGGGCAACCTGGCCACGCTGCCCTCGCAGGATCCCGACGTCATCGCCTTGCTGGGCAGTTACCAGTCAGACGCTCAGGTGAACTGGGTCGCCGTATGAGTGACGACCTGAACGACGTCATCCGCCGCCTGAACCAGACGCCCGAGGTCATGGCCGCCGAGCTGCGCCGCGCCATGCAGGCCTCGCTGCTGCTGATTGAGGCTGACGCGCGCGTCAACGCGTCACGCGACACCGGCCGGCTCGCGGGCAGCATCTCGAATCGGATCGACGGTACCGGCCTGGTCCTCGAGGGCCACGTCGGACCGAGCGTGGGCTATGGTCGCTACGTCGAGTACGGCCGTACTCCAGGCGCGCGCATGCCACCGGTGTCGGCCCTCATCGGCTGGGTGCAGCGCCATTTTCACAACCCGCGCCAGCGTGTCACCGACGCATCCCTCCGGAGCGAAGCGTTCGCGCTGGCGCGGGCCATCTCACGCCGCGGCATTCCACCGCGGCCATTCATGCAACCAGCCCTGACCAAGAACCTGCCGCAAGTCGAGGCGCTGTTCGCCGCGGTCGGCGCGCGCGTCGCGGCGCAGATCGTCGGCGGTCCAGGGTCGGTGTCGCCGTGAGCTCGCCCATGCTCACCGACATCCAGGCCGGCATCAAGCGCGCCCTGGACGGTATCGACGGGCTGCGCGCCCAGGCGACTGAGACCGACCAGGCACCTGGCGCCGCGGCGCCAATCGCGTATCCGCGCGTGGTCGACTGGACCTACGACCAGTCCTGGGAGGAGGGCTGCGACGAGGTGCCCACCTTGTGGCACTTCGACATCTGGGTGCTGGTCAACCTGTCGGTGGGCCTCAATCGCGCGCAGAACGACCTGAATGACCTGATCTCCCCGCGCGGTCGGCGTAGCGTGCTGGCTGCCCTGGCGCGAGACACCACGCTCGGCGGACGCGTCGACTACATCCGGCTGACGGGCGGCGGCGCCTATGGCACGTCCGACGTCGCCGGCGTGCGCTGCCTGGCCGCCAGCGTGCGGGCCGAGGTGCAGGCGCCATGACGCCCTGGCTGAGCATTGTGGTTCCGACCGCGGGTAAGCGACCGGAGGGCTTGCTGCGCACGCTCGAGTCGGTGCGCCGCCAGCCTCCGCGGATCGCCGACGGTGTGGAGGTCCTCGTCGTCGCCGACACCCATGGCCTGGTCGATCATGCCCAACTCGCGATCCTCAGGACCGCCGTCACCCACCTGCGCTATCGCTGGCTCGAATTCGACGGCGGGACGCACTGCTACGGCCAGCCGCAGCGCACCTTTGGCGCGCGGCAGGCCTGCGGCGAGTGGGTGGGTTTCAGTCAGGACGACAACATCCTTGCCCACGACGCGCTCACCTCCGTCTGGTTCGAGGTGTGCCAATCGCCGCACAAGCGGCCGCTGTTCTTCCGCGTCCTGACCCCGTGGCGCGAGTCGATCTGGCGCGATCAGTCGCTGTACCAGTCCAACATCGACGCCGACTGTCTGGTGTTTCCGCGCGACGTGGCGCGTGAGGTGACCTGGGGACTGCGCTACGAGGGCGACTTCGACGCCGCGGTCGCGGCCATGCAGCTGGCCCAGGGCGACGTCGGCTGGTGCGAGGAGCAGATCGCCCTGGCGCGGCCGGATCAGGAGCACGTGTGGTGGCAGTAAGCAGCGGCGTACGGTTGAACCTGGGCGCAGGAGAGTATCGGCTGGCGGACTACCTCAACGTCGACGCGGTGCCCGGCCACGCGGTGGACCTGGTGCTCACCGTGCCGCCGCTGCCGTGGCCCGACGCCTCGGTCGACGCCATCTACTGCGGGCACTTTCTCGAGCACCTCGACCAGGACCGCGGCCGCGAGCTGCTCGCCGAGTGTTTTCGAGTGCTCGCGCCTGGCGGCACGCTCGGCGTCGTGGTGCCAGACTTTCGCGAAGTAGCGCGGCGCTATGTCAACGCCGAGCACGCGCCGTTCGAGTGGTTCGACGGCTGGCATGACCTGGCCGATCTCGACGCGCTCTGCCACTTCGTGCTCTTTTCGACCTGCCAATCGTCACACCACCTCTGGGCGTACGACTTCGACACGCTGCGGCGCGCGCTGCGGCAGGCCGGCTTCGAGGTGTTGTCGGAAATCGACCGCTACCACGACCCCCGACTCTCGACGCCGCAGTGGTATCAGACCGGGGCGGAAGCGAGGAAGCCTTGAGCGACACCCAGCAACAGTCCGCGCAGTACACGTGGAGCAGTGGCGTGGCGCCGGTGTCGGCCGGCGCTTTCCAGTCCGACTCGCGCAACTGGAGCGGCGCGACCGAACTCTACTTTTCCAATGCGGACAGCCAGAGCCAGGATCTGACCAATACCTTCGCCGCGCTCGCGCTGGACGACACGATTCGAGTGGAACAGGGCGGCAACCCTGGCAACTGGCGCGTGTGGCGGGTGACTGGTGCGGCGACTCAGGAGGCGGACCTGTCGTGGAGTGTGCCAGTCGAAACTCTGGGCAACGGCGGCACCAACGTCAGCAACAACCAGCCTTGCTATGTGGTGTTCACCCTGGCGCTTACACCTCAGCAATGGCTGGCCGACTGGACGATGGAGCCAACTGATCCCACGCACTGGTTCAGCGTCGTCACATGTGTCCATGGCACCACCCGCAATGGTGTCTGGCTGAATCGGCCAATCCAGGACGATCGCAACTTCCTGGCCCTCGCCGGCCCGACATACGCCAATCACCAGAGCCTGCACGTCGACTGCGACTGCGTCTTGAATATCGCCTGGTCGCCGAGCTACGCGCCGCCAGTACCGGCCGCCACGGTCAGCGAGAAAGCTCCGCGATCCAGGCAACCAGAGCCAGAACCCGCGGCGATGGGCGGCGCGACCTTCGACCTGTGGTCCATGTACCCGGCGCTGTACGGCGGGCTGGTGCAGTGTCAGCACGGCTGGTTTCAGTCGGGCATCCACCAGGGAGCTCCTAGCTGGCCCAACCTGCAGGTAGCGCAAATCGCCGCGTACGAGAACCACCAGCGCATCTTCGGCTGCGGCCACACGGTCGGGCTGCCGCCGGCGGCTAACACCGCCACGGTGACGTTTCCACAGCAGACGA